CGCTTCAGCACCCAATTGTACGCGATGATTGTTCCGGGGGTTCCCGGCATAGCCCACAGGACGATGGAGCGCCGTGGATCGATCGTCGCCCAGATGTTGGCGATGTCCTGTCTTGAAAACTTGCCGAAGAACCACCGGTTGAACTTCTCGTCGGCAATCGGCATCACCTCTTGCCCGTCGCACATCATGAACCCGCGCTCGGACAGGAAGAACACCAGCCTTCCGACATTGCACACCGAACCGGCGGCCATGCAGCCGACTTCCTGCGAAATCTGGTCAAACTGCCAGATTACGTCGAGGCCGCCTTCAACGCCGACGTAGGTTCCTCGAATGACCGAGCGATCCGTCAGCGCAATCGCATATTCCCCGCCGACAACGCGCTTCAGCTCGCCCCACAGACTTGGCTGCTTGTCCGCCTGATTAACGCCCATCGTCCAGACGGCGGAATTGTTGAACTGGCACCATTGGAGGGAGTTATCGTCAGCAATCGCCATGACGAAATCCCGAACCTGGGCGATGTCGATAGCGCTGGGGGCGTCGGTCGGTGTAGAGGTCGTTCCCGCTATGAGGTCGTAAGCCAGGATCGGCGCAACGACCCCGAGCACCATCAGCACATTGTCACCGAATTGAGCGAAATAAACCGGCTGTGACGGATTGGCCGAAGAGATCGAGACCCACGCAGTTCCCGAATACTTCCACAGGTTGAACGGCGTCGCCGCCAGCATCGTCGAATTGCCCGTGGAATCGACGAACGCCCCCGCGCCGTTAAATGAATGTCCCAATGCCGCTGTTGCCGCCCGTGGACCCGGAACTGGCGCGTAACCGTTCCCGATCGCATAGACGTTCTGCGCGATGCTCAGCCCCGATCCGGCCTCGTCAGGAAGCCACTCTGGAAGCGGGTATGACTTCGACGGCATTACGACCGCGCCGCCCTGACCTGCGTAACCGTATTCGGAACCAGCGGGCCTGCGCCGTAGCGGTTGTTGCGCGCGGTCTTGTTGATGCGGTCAACGACCTGATCAAGCAGCCCCTTCCACTGTGCCGCCCTGACCGCGTTATCGAGATAGGCTTCTGCGTTGAACAGCGTCCCGTAAAGGTAGGCGTCGGGATGCTTCTGGAGCAGCCAGTTGGAGGGCGCATAGACCGACAGCGGATCGAGCGTGCCGAAATAGTCCATCGTCAGCAGGATCGCCGAGGACGGCGGCGGAGCGAGCCTTATTCCTCCGGAAACCAGCGCATAGGCTGTCGGCGTGTTGCTCGACCCGTCATATTCCTGACGCAGCGCAGCCGGCGACATTCCCTTGAGCGGACGGTCCGGGCTGCCCTCAATGTAGATCGAGCGCATGGCCTGGAAGTCATCGGGGAGAGACGTGTCCTCAGACGACGCCTGACCCGTGACCGTGCGCTCCATCTCGGGGCAGCGCAGCTCGCGATTGAACTGCGCCTCTGCCATTTGGATGAACACGGGAATCTTGGCCGAGAGGTCGTCGCGGTCCAGCCAGTCCTGCGCTGTCGAGATGAGCGTGTCTCGGTCGGGGATTGCACCCGGAACCGAGATCGCAATCGAGATCGACATTAGTAGATCAACTGCATCGAGATAGTGGCCGTGCAGGGGCCGGTGGCAACAACGCTCGAAAGCTGGGCCGTGATCGGCGTTACGTCATTGGCGACGGCGTTGGCCGAGGCGGTGAGTCCCGGATAGACCTTCAGCACCGTCTGCCCGGTTGCCGAAATGGCCGCCGAAGCGAGGATGGTGTAGGCGGTTCCGGTCGGGCCGACGCCCTGCAACGTGACGGTAAGCGAGCCGGTGATCGACGTTACGTTGATGAAGATCAGGCAGCCCTTCGACTGCTGCATATCGATCGTCGGGCTGACAACCGTTCCGGCAGCCTGCGCCGTGAGCGTCTGGACCGTGCCGAGGTTGATGCATTTGCTGGCGTTGGCGTGCATTTATTTGGTGTCCATGATGAAGTGATTGACGCGAAGATAGCGGTAGTCGGAATCGTTCAGCAGGCGGTTCACCTTGCGGCGCGTCTCTTCGCAACTGGAGTATTTCCAGGCATCGACGCCGTGCTTGACTTTCCACTCATACATGACGCCGATTGGGATATGGGCGGCGTGCCAGAAGTCGGAGCCTTTATCCCAGCCCTCGGCCTGTGAAGCCTTGTTGCGGTCGATGACCGTCTTTACCGAGGCGGCGTCCTGCTCGTAGCGGACACACACGCCTTCGGGATCATCGGGATTGTCGCCGATGTATTTCTTGAGACCCGTGTTTGGGTCGATATCGATCAGCTCCCAATTGTGCGACATGGGAACTCCTCAAAAGTGAATGGGGCGACCCCGAAGAGCCGCCCCACCAATTACGCTTACGTGAGGTCGCGAATGGCCGCCGAAGCAGCTTCATTGCGGCAAACGAGCGTGACTTCCTGACGCATGGCCTTGCGGGTTGCGAGGCCGGTCGTCGCAAGGTCGAACACCTTGAGCGATTCGAGCGTGGCGACGGCCCAATAGTCGGGGTCGATCACCAGCGCGTCACGCGCCGAGCAGAAGCGCGACGGAACGAACTGAACCTCGCCGAAGTCCGACACGTAAATGTCGGCACCCGCAACGATGGTCAGCCGCTTGTCGCCGCTCTCACGGCGGGCAGTCGCGAGACCGGAGAAGCCGGCTGCGATCTGCTTGTGGTTGGCGTCGGTGATGACAAGGCGCGGGTTGCCGCCCTTGGTCCACACGTCCTTGAGCGCCGTCTTGAGCAGCGTTTCCGTGTAGGTGCGCTGCGTGCCGTTGCCGGCAGCCGCGTTCGGATAGCCGCTCGTGGTGCTGCCCGAATAGGTCGGGGCAGTGCCGGACGAGCCCATGTAGTTGTTCGTGGTGATGAAACACAGGGCACCAGCGGATTCACCCGCGGTTCCCGATGCCGGCGCAACCGCAGCCTTGTTCGCGGTGAAGCGAAGTTCGGCGTCGGTCTTGAGTTCGCGACCGGCCTTCATCAGTTCCCGGCCAAGCTCGGAAGCGCGACCGGCAGTGCGGCTCGCCTCCATCGTGGTCGAGGACGCGACAACCTTGGTCATGATCTGCGTGTAGTTGCCCTGACGGACAGTGTTCGCGCGAGAATCGTTGCTGAGGTCGTCGCCCTGAATGTGCTTGTTGTCCACGTTCGCGGCGGTCAGCGAGTCCGTCTGCCACTCATGGAAAACCTGAGAAGCGGATTCGGTGCCGATCGCCTTCTGGAACGGGCAATCGTCGGGGAAGAGCGCGCCGATGGTGTCGGACAGGTCTTCCCGAATACCCACGCGGGCAACCGCCTGGATGGTATTTGAGGGAACACTCATTTGTTAGGGTCCTTCTGGCCCCCGGAGGGGCGCTGGGAACGCAACGTCATCGCGACGTGGCATTCGGTTGCTCCGGCTATTTGATCTGGCCGGTCTTTTCGAGATACTGGTAGAACGCCGCGCCCGAGACATCTCTGTTCTTCGAGGTCAGCGCCGTATCCAGCGCGGATTGTGCGCTCCTTGCGCGGAGCTGTTCGGTGCCTTGGCTAACGCCTGGGGTGGCTACCTTGGGTAGTCCTTTGGCGGCGCGAACCTTTTCCATCTTGGTCTTTTGCAGGGCGCGATACTTCTCAGCATCGGCCTTCCATTCCGCCGCTTGGCGGATCGCAAGAATGTCGGTCGCTCGTGCCTGTCCGATCAGCTCGTCGGGATAGCCCAACTCCTTGGCGACTGCCGTGAGCTTGCGCTGCAACTCGGGGCCGGTCGTAGGGTCGGCGTATTCCGGAAAACTATCGACGATGATGCGGTGCTGTTCCGCCGCTTCGGCCTGGGCGATCTGCTGTGCTCGAAGCTGTGCCTGCTGGGCGTATTGCTGAGACTGCTGCTGCAACTCGCGCTGCTGGGCAACCTTGGCCTCATAGTCCGCCTGCAAGGCATAGAACGCCTGCGGATCGTGCTGAAGCAACCTCGGATCGGGGCGCTGCGGCGCAATCTGCTCGGCATATTGTGAAAGCTGCTGCGCTACCTGGGCTTCATAAGCCGCGACCTGTTGGATCGCCGCCTGTTCCGCCTCCTGCTTTGCGCGGGCCGCTTCCTGGGACTTGGACTGAACGAATTTCTCCCGCTCGCTTTCCCGCTTTGCGATTACCTCTTGGGCATCGCGCGGCAGTTCTGCGAACTTGGCCTTCGCTTCCGCATCCCACGATACCGGCGCTTCGATGGGAGGAAGATCGTCAACTTCCTCTTCGACTGTCGGCTCGTCCTCGGCTTCTTCGGCGCTGTCAGGCTCAGCCTGTTCGCCTTCTGCCGGTTGTTCCTCTTCGTCCGTTACGCCGAACTGCTCTTCAGCAAGCTGCGTGAAATAGTCTGCTGCGTTGGTCGGTTCGACGGGCGTGGCCTCGCCTCCGACTGGAGTTGCCTCCTGGGTCATCGGTCTTGGTCCTTCTGAGGAATTAGCGTCATCTCGACGCGGTGATCGCCGCCTCCTTGGCGGGATTCTGTGCTATCCTGCTATTCTGAGCAGCCGTTGCTTGGCATCGGTCATGCCCTCGATGCGTTCAGCCTTGATCTTGTCGCGCCTCGCCAGCTCGCCGTCGCGGATGACTTCCGTCATTCCCGCCTGAAGCGTGTCAACGACCTTCAGCGCAACGGACAGCGCGGTAATCGCGTCCGAACGGGTCGTCGGGTGAAGCTCGGTTGTCGCCACCTGTGAGATGCGGGCGGTGTATTCGTCGCGCAGCTCGCCAAGCAGCGGCGACAGGAACTCGTCCATGAACATCTGTGCGCGGTGTGCGCGGGCGATGCGGTGTGAGGCCTCTGTCATCACCATTCCTTGTCGCGGCCAAATCCGACCGGACGCGGTGCGCGCCAAATCTCTTCGCCCTTGTCGTCGAGCAGCCCAGTGAAGGACGATTCATGCTCTGGCACGTCGATGTGCGGCAGCAGCGCGTCGGGCGCGTCATGCCAAAGCGGCGTTTCAATGTAGAGCGGCTTTCCGGCGCGAGGTGCGCGCGTGAAATACCGGCTCACTTATCCAAGCTCCCACCGGGCCGCATCTTGGCGATCTTCTGCTGACTGTCGAGCTGCGCCGCGTGCTTGTGCGCCTCAAGGATCATCTGCTGCTGGTCGATGAATGCCTGAAGGTTCTGCTGGCGAACGGCCAATGCCGCCTCCTGGTGCTGCTTCAGAAGCTCGATCTGCGTCTCGTCGGCGTGCTGTGCCATCATCTGCTGCAACTTGGCCGCGTCGGCTTGCTGCTGCGCCTCAATCGCCTGCTGCTTGACCTGGACCTGTGCCATCAAGGCTTGCACCTTGGGGTCGGGCGGTTGCTGCTGCGGGATCGGATTGCCCTGCTCGTCCTTGGGAGGCTCGGTGAAGAAGTCGTTGGGCTGCAATCCGAAGGCCCGAGCGAGCCCGGTGCAGGCGTTGTAAATGTTGTCGTCGCTGACAATCTGCGAGCCGGCCATCTTGAGCATGGACTGGACCTGCCCGATTGCCTGCAAGCCCATGACCCGGTCCTGCTTTGACCCGGAGCCGAGGCCCGCCTTCACGGCGACCTCCATATCTTCGGGCCATTGCGACGGGTCGATGGTGCGGTATTCGCCATCGACGCGAATCTGGAACGGCTGCGCGTATTTCCGCATCAGCCCGACCTTTTTCATGAACAGCCGAGCAACGCCCTCCACGAATTGGCGGATGACGTAGCGCTCCATCTGCTGGCCGCGCGCCATGAGCTGCGCCTGACCCTTGGCGGTGTCGTTGAGCGTGTCCTCGTCAACGCCCTTGTTGAGCTGCGTAATGCCGGTTGCGTTCTCGCGTAGCCGAGACATGAACTCGACCGCGTTGAATGCAATCTGGCTGACATCATTCTTCGTCTCGGGTTCCGGCTTCACGCTGCCGGTCCAGCGCACGATGCGGTTGGGCCTGACGGTCAGCAAATCGTCAATCGTGTGGTCGCCGCAGGATTCCTCGTGAATGTAGTGGCCCGGAGCAACCTGCGAATAGAGGCTGTCCAGCGCGTTCCGCAGCAGGACGGAGTTGACGACCTGGAAATCCATCGTCTTGTCGGCCTGCGATTGGCCGATCAAACGGCCCTGCATCGGATATGGGCACCAATACTCGAATGGCTGATAATCGACCGGCTCGATTGCTGGCCTGCCGGTATCGGACCTCGTCAGAATCGTGTTGCCGACGCGGCTGACGCACAACCGCTCCGCAATGCCGTCGCCGTCCAGGTCGTAGAGGACATATTCCTCGTTGAGCGTGACGGTGCGGTTGACGCCATCTCGGTCTATCGTGCCATACCAACTGTTGCGGCCATCGTCGCGCGCATTTCCGAGCGTGTTCAGGAACGAGTTGCTGCCCTGCGATAGATCGAGCCCGGTAACGTCGAAGCCCATCTCAGTAAGCTCGGAAATGCGCTTCTGGGGCAGGTGCGCAATATAGACGGCGTTGTCGAAATCTCGCGCGTCCGCCGCGATGCGGAACTCTTCCAGCGGCACATGGTAATCGGGGAACGTCGCGGCGGTCTCTTCGAGCGTCACCGCGTGAATCATCGGCGAACCATCGACCGGGTGCGGTTCGTCAGTCTGCGTCGCCTGGATCGCATTGTCCGGCAACATCGCCGGGTGATACAGCGCCTCGACGCGCTTCTTCTTGCGCTCGACGCAGCTTTTGACGATCGCTATCTTCTCAAGCAGCCCCGCCTTGCCCCAATCGTGCATGAGCCGGAAGCCATTTTTGCGGCGATAGATGTAGTGCATCGCCACCGTGGCATCGTCGCAGCCCTGCTCGTCAGCTTCGCCGGTAGGCTCGAACTCCACGATGTGATCGGAACCCGCCACAACGTCGAGGAGGCTGGTCAGCATGTAATCTGCGGACTCTGACACATCGCCCGCAACCACCTGCGAGCGTCCCTCTTCCTCGTTGCCGTATGCCTCGCGATTATATGAGCGAAGCGCCGCCTCGACCTCTTCGAGCAGCGTTCCGTCATACGAGCGCGATTCCTCCAGGTTGAGGAACGCGAGGAATTGGGGATCAACGTCGTTCATTATTCGCGCACGCCTTCTTTTGCGGACAGCGCGTCGAGAAACGGCGTCGAAATGGGCGTCAGCTTCGCGCCCTCCAATGCCCTTCTCAAAGCGGCGGAGCGGCGGATGGCTTTCGCGAATGCGTCCATCACACGATCCCCTTGCTAGAATACTTGATGGGCCGCGCCTCGACACGGTTGCGATGCCCCACGGCGAAATACCGCAGCGCGTCCGCGTAATGGCTTGTCCAATCGTGCAGCGGGTTCACTCGGAACTCCTGCCGCTTCTCGTCATATTCGCGGCGATACATGCGCAGCGCCTCGATTCCCGCCTTGCACTTGTCCTTGTCGAACCAGCACGTCG